GCCGCGCGGCAGCGGCACAACAGCTTCGTCGTTGCGACCCTCACCGAGCACCGCCAAGGTTCCGCCCGGCCGCGCCCGGATGATCGCACCAGCGGCCAGTTGCGGGATCTGCGGCAGGCCAAGGTTGAAACCGCCGACATGCACGCCGAGGAACGAGAAGCCGGGGATCGAGAAGTGCAGCGCATCCCAGCCGCGGATGACCCAGTTGATCGCTGCGCGGAAAGCGTTTTTGATGCCATCCCACATGCCGACCGCGGCCGATGAGATCCGCCCGGGTAGTTTCTTCACGAACGCGACGACACTATCCCAGTGCTTGTAGATGAACGCGGCGGCGAGTCCGATCGGGCCGGTGAGGATGCCGAGCAGATAGGGCCAGTTCGATTTTAGCCAGTTCCAGACAGCCATCGCACCGGCCTGGATCGTGTGCCATGCCACTTTCGCGACGGCTTCGATCTGCTTGTGCCACTTGACGGCCACGACGATGATCGCGACCAGCGCGACGATGGCCAGGATGATCGCGCCGATCGGGTTCGCATCCAACTCGATATTGAGCAGTTCCTGCACTACCGACCAGACCTTGAGCCCGGCGACCACGGCGGCGATGCCGGCGATCAGTGGCGTCAACCATGACGAGTGCGCCTCAACGAAGCCGATGACACCGACCAGCACCGTCGCGAACTTCGTCACGACCGGCAGCAGACCGGTTCCGAGTTTGTCCTTCGCATTCTCGAACTCGGCGGTGAGCACCTTCTGCTGGTTTTGCAGGTCACCGGACGACTTCGCGAAGTTGCCCTGCTGTTTGCCGGTCTGCGCCATCACCAGACCCTGGATCGCCAGCACCTTCTGCTGCGGCGTCAACGCATCCTTCGTCGTCTTAATGATCCCAAGTTTGACGGCCTCTTGCTTGATCGCCGCCTGGTCGAGTAGCACACCGTACGGCTTCAACGCCTTGACCGAGCCGCCGTACGCTTTCGTCAACGCCTCCTGCGCCGATGCCGGGTCGGAGCCGTTGAACGATGCGAGGTCGGCGCCGAGCTTCGCGTTCGCGATCGCAAACGATGACAACTTGTCACCGGACAGTCCGGCCTGTGTGCCCAGCAGACCGAACTGGGATGCTGCCTTATCTGCGGCATCCGCCGACAGACCCGAGCCGGTAGCGGCGGCCTCAGCCCACTTGTTGACCGCCTCGGCCGATTCGCCGAACACCGCCTTGACCCGCGCCTGCGTCTTCTGCATCTCCGCCGCGGCCTGGATCGATTCCTTACCGAAGTCGAGGATTTCCTTGCCGGCGAACAGTTCCGCCAAACCCTTGCCGACGGATTTGAACGCGCCCTTCGTCTTGTCCTGCGCCAGGATCGAGAAGATGACGGCAGTGTCAGACATGACGCATCCTCACTTCCCGGCATTTTTGATCAGGTCGTCGAAGTGTTCGACAGCGGCCTCGAGTTGGCCGACCGATAGCCGGCCGATGTCCCACGGCGGGATGTGCAGTTCGCGGGCGAACATCAACCAGTAGCGTTCGCGGAGCCCGGCGAGTCGGCTTCTTTTGGGGCGTCCTTCGCCTCCGCTTCGGCGATCTGTTCGTCGATCTGCGCCAATGCGAGGGACCGCACGTCCGGGTCGTCGACCTTCTCCAGCTCGCCGCGCATCGCGTGCAATTCGTCGGCCTCGAGTTCGAGTTCGACCTCGTCGAGGCTGAACGAGACGTCGTTGAACTTGAGCACCGGATGCTGGCGGCGCAGCAGAATCCATAGCAGTGCACGGCGGGCCCGGATCGATCCTTTGAGCACCTGTTCGGAGAACTCGGACCAGGTCATGCCGGTCACGTTCTCGATCGCCTCAGCCTCATGCGACGGGAACTTGCGCGGCCGAAACGTCCACTGCTGGACGTCGCCGGGGCCGTCGTCGGGTTTGTAGGTCAACAGCATGAGATTTTGCCTCCACGGATCACGGATAAAGAAAAAGCACCGCCGGCACGCTCCGTGTGGACGTGCCGGCGGTGGTCTACTTGGCCCGGTCGGCGACCCGTTTGGCCATCTTCTCGACGGCGCCGATGACCGCGGCCCGGTATAGCGGTTTGTCCTTGGCCAGGGTGTCGTCGAAGAAACCCTTCATCGTCGGCATCACCTGCTGCACCCACACCTCGCGGCCGAACACCTTGTGCCGCCACGTGCCCAGGTTCAACATGCGCGCGGCGTTGGTGAACCCGCGCAACTGCGGCGTCTTACGGATCTTCACCTGGATGCCGGTGCGTTGCCCGGACAGCCGCACCACCGGTTTGACCCGCGCCGACAGGTACGAACTCAACGTCGGGGTTGTGACCGCGGCCGTGGTGTGCGGGATCGCCGTCAGTTTGCTTTGTATGGATGCGACGCCGGGTGCGACGGCGGTCTTCAGTTCGGCGATCAGATCCTTGCGCAGCGCCTTGCCGTCCTCCTGCTCGCGCAACGCCTTCGCAACGACCTGCACCGCGCGCTGGTCGACGGTCAGCTCGATCGGCATGATTTACGAGGTTTGACGTAGCACTGCTCCGGTGGTCGGCCAGGACACGTCGACCGGGGCGACCTTGCCAACGTCACCACCGAAGTTCCACGAGTCGACGACGACGCTGCCGGTGTAGGCCGGGTTCGACGTGGACCGGGCCGCCGACGTCGGCCGCACCTCGAACGTGACCGTTGTACCGAACAGGGCGAACGTCGTCGCATCCAGGTTCGCGGCCACGAAGTCGTCGAACAGTTTGATATTCAACTGCGCCGACTTGAGCCCGGCGACAAACGACTTCCAGCCCGACCCGAACGCCGAGATTTCCTCGTCGGTGGCGACGAACGGAACCGACACGCTGTTCGCATGGTCGGAGATGGTGACGGCGTTGATGATGATGAGCGCGTCGGTGAGAACCGTTGGTGTCAGTGCCATGACATTGCCCTTCTACTTGCTGGCGATGCCAGCGCTGACGGCGAACAGGAACGACGGCGTGGTGCCGGAGATGGTCCAGATTGCGCGATACCACGTATCCGTGATCGGCCCCACCGCTGAGCCGGCCTGGCCCTGCAAGGTGGTCGCGGCGCCGAATGAGATCCGGGTGGTTGGCGCGCCGAACGTGTTGTCGACGTTCGACTGGACCGTCACCGTGATCGTCGGTGTTGCTGTGCCGGCGATCGACAGGACGTGCAGGTTCGCATACATGCGTTGGGAGGCGAGGACCGCGCCGAGTTGGACGGCGGTGCCGGTGCCGGTCGTCGTACGTGCCGTGCCCTGCGGGTGCAGGATCTGGCCGCGCGCCAGCGCGGTGTTGCCGTGGAAACCAAGGTCGGCCTTCAGCAGCTTCCCGACATCACCGGCGGGCTTGTAACTGTTCTCGACAACCTTCGTCAGATACGCGGCCGATCCGACCACACCCGAGGTCGGCACGATCGTTAACGGGCCGGTCGCATCCGCCAACTGCGCGAACGCCGTGTCGTCGGGCATCGTCAGGTCACCGGCCTGCCAGAACACCGTCGCCAACGCGGTCGTGTCCTTCTCGGTGGCAATGTTTTCCTGCCAGCCACCCGAGCCGAATGTTGTCATGTCCTCCACGTCGGCGACCGGTGAGAGTTCGACATGGTTGGAGAAGCCGGTCGCATCCAGCGAGTCGTAGTAGATGCGCACATCGGTCATCACGAGCGGTGTCAGCGGCATCGTCGAGCCTCCCTAATACCAGACTCGGACGTCGAGCATCGAACCCAGATAGTCGGTGTTGCCGATGGTGTAGACCCGGAACTTGCCGTGCGCCTTCTCTACCACCAGCGCCTTCGCAGCGCCGCCCAACGTCTGGTCGGCCTCGAGCGCAGCCATCACCGAGTTGGGCCCGTCGCGGGACGTGAACAGCGACAGTGCCGCCGCACCGCGTGACGCGTCGCCGCGGGACACGAAGATCGCGCAGGTGAACAATGCTTCGATCAGCGCACCGGCGCCGAACGCCTGGTGGTAGGACTCGTCGGTGACCTCGTTGACGCCGAAGAACGGCACCTCGATCGCGCCCGGGATGAACCCGGACAGCGGATCGGTGCGCATCCCCGGGATCGTCGCCGCGCGCACGGCCAAGCCTTGGATGACATCCAGGTCGGACATCAGATTTCCTTGCGCTCGTATGGGCCGATCAGCGAGTCGTAGTCGGGGTCGTAACGGCCGACGCGGACAACACCGAGGTCGGAGAATCCGGCGACACCTTCGGGCGAGTCTTTGCGCCGGAACAGCCTCGACGCCAACAGGAGGCATGCTTCGGTGATCTCATCCGGTACCGCCGGCCAGCCCCATATCGCGGTCACCCGCAACTGCGTGCCGGATAGCCAGCCGCCGGGGATACCCGTCGACACTGCGTATTGCCATGAATACCAGGCTGCGGCCTCGATGATGTAGGGCACCCGAGCCCGGGCCAGCGCGTTGGCCGGCCGGAACAGATAGTAGTTGCTGGCGACGGTGGAATAGGACGGGTCGACGCCGATCTCAACGGTCACGCCGGTCGTCGTCGACATGTCGTCGACGATGACCTTGCGTTCGTGCTGGATGTCGTAGACCCGCGCACTGGCCGTGGCGTCGCACCAGAAGCGGCGACCGGTGTCGCGGTCGATCCGCCTCGAGGCTGTGGTTAATTTCCGGATCAGTTCATCATCGTCGGATGTGTCGACGATGCGGAGCCGATGCTTCAATTGCGCCAGCGACGCATATGCGGGTGGCGCCGGGTTCGCAACGGTGAACTGCCCGGAGTCGACGGCGACCAGTGCACCCGACGCGGTCCATTTGTAGAACCAGACACCGACCTGGTCGGTCGCGATGGTGGAGGCGTTGTAGTTGCCGGTCGACGGGTTGTTGATGCTGCCGATCGATCCGGCGCTGCCGTCCGGCTTGGTCACAGACAAGGCCATGGTGGCGGGCTCGGGTAGACCGGTGGTCGGGTCGTAGACGGTGGTCGAGATGAGCACCGCGTCGCCGAGGTCGTACGTGGTCACGCGTCGCTCACCGGCCCCCCGCTCGACGTTGTGGAACCGAAACCAGCCGCGGTGGTCCGCGATGCTTCACCGGTCGATGAACTACCCGACGCCATGTCGTTGCCGGCGCCGGAGGCCGGGCCACCCGAGGATGAGCCCGACGTCATCCGTCCGGCGCGGATGGCAACTACACCACCGAATGTCCGTACGGCCGGAAGTCGGACACTGGGCATCGGAATCCATGAGAAGCGCGGCGAGACAACGATCGGGGCAGCCGTCACCAGTGACGGGGAGGCCTGTGGCGCGGCGAGTATCTTCGCGCCCGGAACCGGGGCGAGAGTGAACGTCGAGACGACCAGGGGGCTGCGTGTGCCCACGGCCGGGTTGCCCAGCGGCTGGCTGGCGGATAGGACGGCCAAGGGAATGAACGGCCATGCGAAGACCGGGCCAGCCACAAGCGGCGACGGTGTAGCTATCGCGGCAATGACGGCGGCCGGCGGATTCGAGCCGATCCACGCACCGGGCACCTTGGCTGACCAGGGCGTGCCGACCACTATGGCGCCGGGTGTCGGGCTGGCTGGATTACCCAACGGCTGGCTGGCCGTAATCCCGACCGGCGGGATGTGCGGCCACGTGAACGGTGGCGAGACAACTAACGGCAATGGTGTCCCCGCAGTGGAGACGACTGCCGCCGGGGCGCCCGGACCGAACAGCAATGCGCCGGGCACCTTCGCCGACCATGGCGCGCTGACGACCAACGGTGCAGGAGTCGGCACCGCTGGATTACCAAGTGGCCGAGATGCGCTCAGCGTCGCGCCGGGCGGCAGTAGCGGCCGCCACGGTGTCGATGCGACCAGCGGGCCGCGGGTCGATGTAGCCGGATTACCTAACGGCTGGGACGCGCCGATGAACGGCGGCACGATCCGCGGCCACGTGAACGGCGGGCTTGCTAGAACCAGAGCGACGGAGCCACCGCCGCCGGCACCAACCGGCAACAACGCACCCAGGAAGTTGACCATTTCACCCGATGCGGGGCACACCGGCTGAACGTTTCCGGTCGCACCAGCAACCGCCTGCGCCTTGTGATAGCCGGTGCAGGTCGAGAACGAGCCGCCGCCGGTTGTGTCGAAATCCTTGGTGAAGCCGGACGACGCGGTCCACCCGCTGCCGCCGGTTTGGTTGATCGCGCCGTTGATGAGTAGCCGGTCGGCGCCCTGCGTCGTCAACGACACTGCGGGTGCAGTCGTCACGGCGGTGCTCGTGTGGGCGAACGTCGGTGCACCTGCGCCGGTGTCCCATGGGCTGCCCGAGTTGATGGCGCTGCGGACGGCTACGATCGCGCCCTCGGCGTAGTCGGCCGCATCTAATGTGAACGTGTAGCTGCTCGCGCCGACATCGCCCGAAACGGCGCGCTTCCAGCACACGTTCAGGGTCGCGTCGTTGGTCCCGTTGGTGCTGGATACCGGCGACCCGGTGACATGCGCCCAGCCTGACGGCAGGGTAGTCAGAAAATGTGTCGAGTTAGTGAGGCAGATCAAGACGAGGACGTCATCGACACCGATCGTGGCCGGTGCCGTGATCACCGCGTTGATGTTGCTGCCGCCGGGCGTACCGACAACCGGCCCGACGCTGTTGACGGTTGGTGCTGTCACGGTTCACGCCCCCTCGACTTGGCGCCGGGGGTGCGGGGTTAGCAGCGTTCGAAGATCATTGTTGCGGTGACGTTGACGGCCTGCGCCGCTGTAAGCCGCAAACCGATCAGGTTCGACACCGCCGTGTCAGGGGTCCGGTCACGCGGATAGTCGTAGACGATCGCGCCACCGTTTGGGGTGATACGGAACGCGTCGATCAGTGTTGGCACCGTCGGTTCGACCGAGTAGTTGTTCTTCGTCGTGAACCCGGCCGTGATCGACCGCCCGTACGACTGCACGACGGTGCCGGCGGTCCCGGTCCCGTCGGTGGTGTACGAGACGATCTCGATGATGACCGGCGTGTTCGCGGCGGTAACACCGTCGAACCCGATCCGGTAGCCGATGAGGTCCACACCGAATTGTGCCGGTGCGATAACGGACAGGACAGTCTTCGCTGTGCCGCCTACCAGCGCCACCGTAGGCAGTGCGGTTTCGGCGTAGTAGCCAGCTTTCACGGCTTAGCTCCTTCTCGTGACGAAGGACCACCCGAACGGCTGGCCCCACAGTTTGCCTCGGTCCGGTTACGGTCCCTGAATGGTCGGTTCGATGTCGTTGGGCCAGCCGCCGCCACCGCCGGAGTAGCCGGCGTCGATGTTGTAACCCTCGGAGGCGAAACCCTGCGGCGAGGCGATTAGCATCTCCGTCGCCGCCTGGCGTGGTCCCTGCGGATAGACGATCCCGGCACCGGCCAGCGCGCCGGCCGCCGCCACCACCCCGGACAGGTCGGCCTGCGGCGCCTGGATGTCCATTGATTGCACGGGCACGCCGTCATACTGCGCCGATGCCGATGGGCTGTCGGATGGGGTGATCATTTCGGATTCCCTTCGCCTGTATAGGCGACCTGATGGGCGTTCGGAAGGGAGAAGTCCTGACCCGGAAGGATCATTGCATCGCCGATATGTGAGCCCTGGCCGTAGGTGTCGCCCTGGATCTCGCCGTAGCGGGCTTCCGCATTGGCGACGGCGCCGGCCACTGTGCTGGCCACGTCATCGCGGCCGCCGGGGTCGGCATCACCACCCACATAGATCGGGTCCGGGCTGCCGGGGTAGTACGGTGCCTGGATGTCGAATCCGGACACCGGCATCTGCTCGGGCGCGGTCGGCGGCGTGTCGGGTTGAGTCATCGCCATGTCAGATCACCTTTCCGAGCATCGTCGGTTTCATGTGGCCCACCTGCACGCCCGTATAGACATGCACCGGGATGTTCGCGGCGGCCGCGCGCAGGCAGAACGTCATGTCCTCGCCCATCATCGACAGCGGCGACGGAATCGGGGTCTCCTTGAACCACGGCGCCGAAATGTCTGCGGTAGCGGTCTGGATGGTCCGCAGCGCGGCCCGGTGCATCAGCAGGAACGCGGCACCGGTCGCGGCCACCCGCACGCACGCGTCGTCGGGCCACTGCGTGTAGCGGATGAAGCCGAGCACACCCGGTGTCGACTCGGTCAGTTCGTACATGGTCGTGAACGGTTCGTCGTCGCCGTTCTGGCTGTAGCATAGGGCGCCGACAATCGGCCGGGCCACCGGATCAGCCGCGGCGATCAGCCGGTCGATCGCGTCACCAGCGAAGACCATGTCGGTGTCGACCATCAATAACCACTGCGCGCGATGGTTCTCTAGGAACTCGTCCACGATCTTGTTCCGCGCGGTCGAAATGTTCGGGCCCGAGCCCAGCGCCAGCACGGTATCGATGCGTGTCTTGCATTCCATCGCGGTGGCGATGAGCGAGGCGCAGAACTCGGCGCGGACAGTGCCCGGGTGGCAGTAGCCGATGACGGCGTGGTCAGGCATTCTTGCGCGGCCGGCCCGGCCCACGCTTCGACTGCGACTCATCTTCACCAAGATCCACATGCTTGAACAGGACACCTGAACCCTGATCTGGGTTCTGATCGCGTTTCACGAGTTCATGTCCGTCGGGCAGGTACTGGCCCTTGTGCACGGCCAAACTTGAACCATCGGCGAGTTGTGCGACGAAATTGTGCTGGGCTTGGTGCATCACGGATATCCCCTGTCAGGCGTTCGGATAGGCGACGAGGTAGGCGCGGATATGGTCCGGGGACGGCCGCAATGACCGTCCCCGGGTATTACACGTTTTGGCGTTACTTGCCCTTCATCACCCGGAAAGCGTTGGCGGTGCTGACCTGCGACCCGAATCGCCAGAACATGAACCATCCAGCTTGACCGGTCGGGCGCGGCGTGGCCGTGTCCTTCACCAGCGGGTCGTAGATCATCGATACGCCGACACGGTCGACGATGATGAACTGACCGAAGTCACCGAAGATCGCTTCCAGCGCATTGATGGCGACAGTGCCATCCATCGTCGTCGACTCGTAAATCGGTGCGCCGATCAACGTCTCTGGCTGGCCCTTACCAAGGTTCGTCCAGAAGCTGGAGCCACCCGCGGTATCGAGCTGCCGGAACCGGTTGATCTGCGCCACGTTCGCGACCCACGCCGCACCGGGTGCGTTGCGGAACCGCGGCGGCAGTGCCGCCTGTACCGCATACACGTCCGCCAACGCTACGACCAGAGTCGTCGCCGTGGTGATAACGGTGGTTGCGGCGGTGATGACGCCCGTCACGTTCGGCGGCGTGCCGTTACCCGTCGCCAACTGGCTTTCTTCCAGCCGATCCTTGGCGTCCGCGAGAAGTCCGGGCAACTGCTGACCGAAATCAGTGTCCTCCAGGACCTCGTAGGAGCCGAAGATCCAGGCCGCCGCCTTCTGCGGCGTCACGACCACGTTGCTGACCGCCGGCGACGCATCCGGCGCGACCGAACCTTCACCGAGCATCCCCGCAGTCACACCCGCAGAGTTGACGCCGTTCCACGTATTCGACGTCGTCTGCTTGATATTCGAGATCCGACGCCATGGGTTCGCCGACGAGGTGTTCGTCAGGATAATCGTGGGATCGAGCACGAATGGCAGGAGGTAGCCGCCGTTGACGTTAGTCAACGACAGTGCGGTACGCATCGATTCACCCTGCGGATCGGCAAGATACCGGTCGAACTGTTCCCGGTACTCGTCCGACCCGGTCAGTAGGATGTGCTGCGCCACCTTCGCCTGGCCGGCGAACTGGTTCTGCGCCTTGACCGTTGCATTCTCGGCGGCATCCTGCCCGAGATAACCACGCTTCGCGCTGCGTTCGATCGCATCCAGGGCACGGCCACGCACCTCCAACGGCTCGACCATGTTGCTGCGGACCCTGTCGAGATCGCGGAACGGGTCGGCCCCGATCACATTGTTCGTGACGAGTTCCGGTGTGCGGATCGTCGGCTCCAGGTTGGCCGGGTCTTGCGCCGCGCGCATGATCCGGTCCACGGCTTCGAGCCGCTTACGTACCGGCGCGGCGATCTCCTCGAGGTCATCGTGTTCGGTGATCAGCGTCGACTGGTAGGCGAGGTCGTCGTCACCGGGCTCGGCGATCGCCGAAATCTCGGTGAGTGCGGTGCGGATCGCAGTCTTGCGGGCTTCCATTTCGGGAAGCGTGCGGTACTGGGTGCGCAGCGAGGCGATTCGGGAACGCTTCGCGTCGCCGTCCTCGGCCGGAACCACGACCCGCGTTGCGGTGTCGGTCATTGCTACCCCTTCGGGTATCGCAGTAGGAACGCGGCCCTCGCCGCGGCCATCTCCTGCTTGATTGACCGAGCGGAGCGCCCATTGGGCAGGTCCTCGGACGGCAGGTCCCGATCGGGAGCGCCGGAAGGCTGCGGTAGGTCCAGGGGAGCACCGCAGCGAAGTTGCTCTGTGATTTGTTCCAATTGCTGGATCAGTTGTTCGGTTCGAACGCCGAGGATCGCAGCGTCCTGATATGCGGGGAACGGGGTAGGTCCGTATTCGCGCAAAGTCGACTCTGTGCGGCGGACCGTCGGCAGGTTCCCGCGGCTATCTGCCCGGAAACCACCTCGGGGTGGTTTTGGATCAGAAGAACGAAACGCACCGGAAAATGAATACGAGGACAGCGAACCCTCATTGATCGCATCGAGAATGCGATCAACCTCCGCGCCCTTTGAGTATCGGGTACGGGTGAACAATCCATGACCGTCGGTACGGATCTCTAGGGGCACGCCGATGGGCATGGAGTTCCGATCGCTCGGCGTTCCATGGATCGTCATACCGTGGTTGTAGAAAACTCCGACGCGCCACGCCTTCCGATCGGCCTGCGGCTTCACTTGGCCAAGGATGCGATCGAATGCCTTATGATCGATGACCTCGATGTATTGGCCATCCTGATCGTTGATCGGCACCGGAGTATCGAACACCGTGGCATAGGCATCAACCGTGCGGCCGTCACCTCCCGCACGGATGGAGATGTCCTGTAGCGGGAAACTCCGTACGAACGGCAGCGGCGCAGCCACGAAGTCATTTGTTTGCGGCATTGTCCGCCCCTTCCGTTGGTGGCGTCGCGTCCATCGGTATTTTCGAATCGGTTGCCGGTGGTGGCGGCGTCTCGCCTGGCGGCATCATCTGCACGGAGGTCAAACCGGAATGCTTGAGCAGCGACACATCACCGGCGGACAGCGCGGCGATGATCGAGTCGGGTTCGAAGCCGGCCATCACCAGCTGGTTCGCGGCGGCGCCGAGTTCCTTGAACGACAGGGCCATGTCCTTCTCGCCCTGCGCCAAAGCGGACACGTCAGTGGTGTCGTACCAGAGCTGCGCACCGCCGGGGACGTCGACCAGCTTCTCCAGCGCCGAGCAGGCGGAGCGCCACAGTGGCCGCATCGTCAAGTCGATGAACGCGCGGACCGCCGACTCGTACAGGCCTACGACAGCGGACTCGATACCTTGCGCCAGCCCGGCGACGATCGGCGGCACGCCGGCGGCGGCCGCGATCCTCGTCTCGCCAGCGGCGGCCAACGCATCGAACGCGGCGCCTTCCATGTTCGAACCGACGACCATCGGGTCGCCACCCTCGTCGAAAAGCATCGTCCCGAACGCCGTACGAGCCCCGGTGTGCTTGGCCGCGATCTGTTCCCGCAGGTCACTGACCTTGTCCGGGGTCAGCTTCTGCTGATACTTGACGATGATGTTCGCCGTCGCCGCGTTGGTGAAGAACGCGTCACGGAACGCCGACATCCGCACATCAGCGTCGACCTCGCGGATGATCGGGGTCATCCACGACATGCCGCGGAAGTTCGACAGCGGATCAGGGATCGGCGCCCAGTGCGCAACCTGCTCCACCGGGTAGAACGTGGCCCGCAGGCTGAGGTCGCCGGTCGGGTCATAGGCGAATCCGATGACCTCACGGATCTGGTCGCCGCTGAGTTCGTCGGTGACGACGGTCGACACGATCGTCACCCAGTCCGGGCGCAGCCGTTCGAGCCGGTCTCCGTGGTCGACGATGTAGGCGTTACCGGCCGTGTCGGCGTCCTGGATCATCCGGGCGAGCAGGTCACCGGTGGAACCGTCCGGCCACGGGTTTTCCAGCTTGAACAGATCCTGACCGCCGAACAGGTGCTTGTCGCGCAGCGCCCGAAACTTGAACGTCGCCTCGGAGAATACGTTGGCGCGTTTCTGCGCCACCGCGAACACGGCGGCGTTGCCGGAGTATGCCTGGTCGGCGTAGCCGGTGTAGTTGTAGATCGGCCGTTCGACGTTGTTGACGTCGTAGAGGTTCATGTACTTCGCGGCGCGCGGTGCGAGCGCCCGGCCCGTCTCGGCGGGCTTGCGGAAGCGTCTGCTGGCCCAGGCACGCAAACCCACGACGCCCCCTAAAGCCAGTAGACGGAAGGTGCCGAATGGTCATCGGTCGAGGCCAGAATCCAGACGCCCATCACCAGCGTGATCGCGGCGTCGATGTGCCGTTTCGACTTGCCCTTCGACAAGGTGAACCCGCGTTCCTGCTCACGCTTTGCTGCGGATGTGATGTGCGACGACAGTTCCGGATCGCCGTCGTGGACGATGAGCCGTTTGACGATCAGATCGAACGCCAGACCGCATGCCGGCGCCATCCGCTGCGGCGACTGGTCGAACTGGATCGCAAGAATGCCCTCATCCTCAAGCATCCGGCCCGGCAGTTCGAAGAACCGCGGGTCATAGACAACACCCCGGAACCCGCCGCCGACGGCGAGGCTTTTGGCGTAATTGAACACCTCGAGGTGGTCGATCTGGCCGTGCGCCGGATTCCAGATCCGGGACTTGATCGCATATCGGCCATCCGGTAGCTGTTCGATCCGGGACACCGCGACCGAGTCCCGCTTCAACGCCATATCCACCGAGACGACGAACGGGTTCGCTAGCCGTGACACCCAGGCGCCGCGGCAGTCCGCCCAGGCGGTCGGGTGGTCTTTGAGCCATGACTCTTCGGCGACATCGACCCACTTGTTCGCGTAATAGCGGATCCACTCATGCGGTGGGAACGCCGGCTTACCCCAGTCCGCGGCACGGTCCGCAATGTTCCACAGCACACCGGCCGCGGACGTCGCCGCCGTGATCGCGATCTCGCGATGCTTCGCCAGTTTGAAATCGAGACCGTCGGGTGCCTCATGCCAGTCCATCAAGAACCGGGGCGACACCTTCGGGTCACGTTCAACCCGCTTGCCCAGTTTGTAGAGCGCGCCGAGGAACGAATGGTCGACATCGAAGCCGGCCGTCGATAGGGAGATGATCCGGCCGCAGCCGTGTGCGGTGCGCCGTTTACGGGTCGACTTACCAACCACTGTGGCGACGCGCGCCTTGTTGCCGCCGAGGTCGCCCCACTCGTGCAACTCGTCACGGACGAACGTTGACGGTAGGCCGCCCTCATTGGTGCCGGCGACAGCGGCAATGCGGAAGATCCGGCCCGGCCTGCCATGCGAGAACTTGATCTCCGTGTCGTAGACCTCGAAGAAGCCGCACAGCGGCGATTCCTTCGCCGACTGGTCGCGGCCGCCGCACATCGTCGCCACAACCGAGAACAGAAGATCGGCCTGGTCGAACGAGGCGGCGGCGATCGGGATATTCGGCGACGATGCAGCGATCGGGTCCGGGCCAGCGAACTCGAGCACGATCACGGCGCCGATGAACGTGGTCTTACCGCCGCCGGTCGCCTCACCGCGGAGCGCCTCGTCGTAATGCCACTGGTCGCAGCGTGGGCAGAACTCGTACCAGCGGTACAGGAACCGTTGCTGATCGACCCGTAGCTTGATCTTCTGGCCGTAGAAGTCGCCCTCGGCGCAGATGCAGTTGTCCTCGATCCACTGCACGGCCAGCGCACCATGTGTCGGCCACAGTTCGCCAAGCACCGGCACCCAGCCGCACGCCTGGCAGCCCGGATCGTCAGCCGGCTTCGATGATGCGCGGGTCGGACGCCGTGACCTCCGATTCGGCGGGCTGCTTATTACCATCGCCGCCCCCATACGCAGAGTTCAGGTCGGCGAGGGAACGCGCCTCGGACACCACGGCGATACCGAGCACGCTTCGATGCAACGGGCCGATGCCCAGCTGCTTTTCGCAGTACTCGACGGCGGACAGCGACCGTGTGGCGATGCCGTAGGCCGGGTTGGCGGTCAATTGGCCATTGCCGCCGGTTGTCAGCGGCTCAGCGTCGGCGATGCGCAGGAGTTTGAAGTACCGATCAAGCTCCGAGATCCAGCGGATGACGATCACCCGGTCAACAGACGTCTGAACAGCCGAAACCCGGTCATTCCAGTAGGCGTCCCACATGGCCAGGGCATCGGAACCGAGGTTCGCGGGCGGATCGAACCAGTCGCCGGCTACCAGCGCGAGCTCATTGCGGCGGCCGTTGCGCTTGTCGACTGCCATATCGACGGGTTTCTTTGTTCTAGGCATCTCGTCACCGCCTAGACCCCTCGCAAAGACCCCCCTTGGGGTCGACCAGGTACCACGCGAAAACTTGCGGAGTCGGGGCTGAGGGCCGCTTGGCCGAGGTATATGCGCCCCCCACCCCCTTATGCACCTTTCATACCATTGCATGATCGGCACAATACACCGAGCGGACCAGCCTGGCCGCCTGTCGATGCGACTGACTGTCGGTGGTCTGCGGTGAGGTCGTGCGAGGGGTGGGCGGGTCTGTTCCAGCCAGGGCACACGTCGCCGTACATGGCACGGTGGTCTGCCACTGTCTGTGCTCTGCGTTGTCGCTCTGCCCACGTCTTGGTGCGCTCAGTAGGGCGCAGGTTGCCGCCGTGCTGTGGGCACCGGCTGGTGGGTGATAGTTGGCCACAATCTAGGCATGGCTTCAAGGGCATGGCCACCTCGAATATGCAGATGGCCCCGACTTTGTAGGTCGAGGCCGGGCACACTGGTGCCGCATGCGAATCATGGCTTATTTGCGCGCGTTATGCAAGCGCCCTGGTCATCGGTGTCGTGCGCGGTATGCGGCATGCATCCGCCGTATGCGTTCGGGTCTGCCTTGCCGTTTCAGGTAGATGTTCCCGTATAGGGCGGCTTGCAGCCACATGGCTTCGATCGTTTCGCGGAACTTGCGGGCCGATGCACGGATGTCGATGGTGATGATTCGGTCGCTCATGCGTTGGACCAGGCGATGAGTACGGCGATGGCCAGCGCCAGCATGGCCAGCCAGAAGAACAGGGATATGATCTTGCCGGTTCGTCTGTCGCCTGGCCGTACGGGGACGATGACACGGATGCGTGGTTTCATGGCCGCCATTCTGGCAGGTAATCGGGATGGTCGGCGTACGGCAGCGCGAGCAGTTTAAGCAGGCGCGCAGCGTCTTCGAGATAGCCGTCTGGCAAGGAGATAGGCCATGGCGATAGCGACACGGAGGCCAGATGTGCCACGATCCGTCGTTTGGCTTCGACCTCGCGCAGCACCCGTCCAGGGTCGTGGCGGATGACGTGGTCAAGAACTCTTTGTTCGGTCTCCTCGCCGCTCTGCGGATCACCCGCGAGATAGATGGTCCAGTCATACCGTGGCGCGGCGTTGGCGATCTGTTCGTCTTCGTCGAGCCGTGCGCGCAGGAACGTCACCAGGTCGCCGGTCATGCGTCGATCCTCTCGGTTTCGAGTTCACCGTTGCACCAGCGGACGTGCATCGCCAGCATCGCGATCTCGGCATCATCCGACCAGGTGATGTTGCAGTTGGTGCACCATGCTTTGGGTAGTTCGGGTCGGGTTTTGATCGAACCCCGCATTTCGCAGGCGGGGCAGGGTGCGCGGACGCCTTGCGGCGGGGTTTCCCAGCCGGTGACGAGTTGCGCCCAGGTCAGCCAGCGTGCGGCGTCTTTGAGGAGCTGCTGCGAGACGCCTGTGCCGACGAGTGCACGCAGGTTCGCTTCAATGCTGTGGCGGTTGTTTTCGCCGGCTGATGCCAGCCATTCGCGGGATTCGCGGTCGATGGCTTGTAGCCGGTCGATGGCTGCGAGGCGTGCGGTGGGTTTCGATTGGTAGCCGCCGTGTAGGCCGCTGGCGGCGACATCGTAGGCGGGTTGGACTGCATCAGCGAGTTGGTTGATGAGTGATCTGTGGCTGGTGCGGTGTACCCGGATTTCGGTGGCAGTCCGTCCGTCGGGGTATGCGGATCGTAGGGTGAGTGTGTAGCTTTCGGCGTGCTGGTATGGGTCGACGAGTGCCGAAATGGTGTCGGCGAGTTGGGTTCGCGGTTCGATCATTTAGCCGCCTCGGCTTCGATCGGTGTGGGTGTGGTTTCTGCTAGGGCATGCGTTTGAGGGGTCCAGCGTGGCCGTCAGGCGACGTTCGGGTCGTCTGTGGACTCGCGGACGCCGGAGCGCTCAGAATCGATCCTGGCGGGTTTCTCGATCGGCTCGACGGGTCCGCGCCACACGCGGCGTTGGGCGGTGTCCGAGTCCAACCGGATGGTTTGCGGGCTGTTCGGCCAGAAACCCCCGGCCGCGTCGCTGGTCCCGTACTCGACGACCCATCGGCCGCCGGTGAGGATGTCGGCCTTCGCCTCGGCGTTGGCGAGTTCCACGGACACGTAGTGCGCTTCCCCGTCGTCGTCGATTCCGACGAGCCGGATGCCGTCCGGTAGTCCGCAGCGTTGCGGCTCCTGCCAGCGCCAGCGGAGGCGGTCGGCGAGCATGTCGTAGGGCCGGATCCAGTAGCCGACGGTGGCCACCAGCCATTCGGTGCATGCCTTGATCATGACGTCGCCGCCACGTCATCGAACTCGCCACGCTTCACCCCGGCGACGAACGTGGCCAGGTTCGCGCGGGTCGTGATCACAGTTTCGGTCGGGTTCGCCGACTCGCGGATCAGCACCGCGTCACCGCCGACTTTGACTTCGAGGCAGCCGCCGGTTTCGCAGTACGACGAACGACGCCACACGTTTTCTCTGGTCATAGCCGTCTCACTTTCCGTGGTAGATGCCGGCCACAACGCCGGTCCGATATGGGTCGGGGTGCTGCCGCCGCCACTCGTCGCACTGTGCGAGGACAGGGCAGCGGCGGCAGATGTCGAGGGCGGTGAACATGTCGCTGGTCGTGGCGGCGTCGAACAGTCGGGGCTCGTCGCGGCATAGGCCGCGTTGCGACCAGTGCACGTCGGTGAGGGTCGCGGTGGTCATGCGGTTCTCCGGATGGGGATGACGTTGGTGGGTTCGTGCTCTGACTCGTCGGGTGCGGCGTGGCGGCGTTGATCGGGTTTGACTTCCGAATCGGAATCCGGCTCTTGATCCGGGCTGCTCACGCGCGGGACGGTGACGGTCACTTCCACATCAGCCGTCGTGTGGTTGGTAGTAGTTGTGTATAGGTCTTTGAAGGGTGGGGGCACGTGGGACGTGCTGCAGGTTTTCGTGGGACGTGCTGCAGGTTCGTTTCTGCGGCCCGTGAAACGTGCTGCAGGTCCGTCGGGCGAGTCGTCATCTGCGGTACGTCCGGCGTGCTGCAGGTCGGGGTTATCCACAGGGCTGTGGGCAGCAACTGCAGCACGTCCCACGTACCGCAGGTTTTCCCCGTCCGGCTTATCTGCAGCACGTCCGGTGGGCCGCAGGTCTGGCGGCGTCCGCTTGTAGTGACCGCGCAGTTTCGCCGAAAGCTTGTCGATCAGCGCCCGCAGTTCGTTCGGCGACAGAACCTCGATTAGGTCCATCACGTTCGGTCCGAGGATCAGTCGGTACTCGTCGGTGTTCCCCCGCGACGTTCCCTTGCGGACAACCTCGATGAGTTCGGCCTGTCGGAGCGCGGCCAGGGCGACCTTGACGGTGTTCGGTGCGAGTTCGCATTCCACCGACAGCCGGGGCACACCGGGGAAGACCCGGGTGCCGTCGGCGTCGGCGTACTGCGCAATCGCGAACGCGACGGTCTTCGTGATCTTGCCGAGGCGTGCCCGGCGCACCACGTCAACCCATTCGCGCACACTCGCGCCGATATCGTCGGTCACTGGTCGATCTCCTTGCCGCTGTGGGTGTTGCTTCCAAGCCATGCCAGACCAGGCCAGGCCAGGCCTGGCCGCGCCATACCTCACCTGGCCGCGCCATACCTTGCCCTGCCTTACGGCGCCTAGATGGGGAGGTCGTGTTCGAGCCGTTCGAGGCGTTCCTCGATGCGTTGCTTGTCTTTCATCAGGTCTGCGATCAGGGCGTCGGTCTTGTCGTGCCGTTTATGTGAGTCCCGGACGGCGTGGTAGACGCCGGACAGGATCATCAGTTGGCCCTCGTGGAGCGTGCGTTGCGCTTCGGTGAGTTCGTCGAGGCGTGCGTCACGCAGCAGTTCGATGCCGCGCTGGAGGTGGGTCTGTGCCCGGTCTTTGCGGACGAGCGCGGTGGGTAGGTGTTCGCTGGCGCTGAGGAGTTTGTAGCCGCGTCCTTTGACGACGCCGAGGTATCGCTTCCGCTCGCGCAGCAGTGTCTTGTTGGCGGCGGCTACGGCCCGGTAGACGCGGGTGCGGTCGGGTTTCTCGTCGAGGCCTTCGGCGAGGGCGTCGGTGAGTTGGTGGTAGTCGAAAAGTTCGCCGGGTTCGGCTTCACTGGTGAGGTCGTAGACGACTTGACGGTCTGATCGGCCGTCTGGTCGGGATGGTTCGAATGGTCGCGTCATCTCGTCAGTCCTCTCGTGTTCTGTGGTTCCAAGCCATGCCCCGCCTAGCCAAAGCCGCGCCGTGCCAGACCTCGCCAGGCCTAGCCACGATGCGTGGGTGTCGAGGGCTTGAACCTCGATGCCTGCCAGCCACCCGTCCCTGCCTCGCCCGGACTCGCCAGGCCCAGCCATGCCGTGCCGAGCCCGACCTAGCCGAGTCGTACCGAACCCAGCCATGCGGTGCCGAGCCGTGTTTCGTGCGCGCCCCGGACTCGAACCGGGGTGTATGCCATCCGCGCTCCATCCCTTGCCTCGCCCCGCCTATCCGTGCCGCGCCCCGACAGGCCTTTCCCAGCCCGGCCAGGCCTGGCGGAACCCTGCCCAGCCCCGGCGCGCTATCCGCCGATCACGTTGACCGTGAACCGGCCGAAACCATTGATCCGGTTATCACCCAAACCGATTGCCTTACCAGCCCGGTCAGCGATACGCCGCAAATCGTCGACGTCCATCACGTCATCCAGCAGATACGCGGTCGCGATCAACGCCCAGCGAGGGAACTTCGGCCGCACCCGCATCACCCGCTTGCCAGACACACCCACAGCGGACCGGTCCGAATAGCTCGGGTCGAGGTAGAGCTTCTTGATGTCGGACGGCCCGTCATAGACGATCGGCACATTGAGATCGGTGAAGCTCAAGGCACGGGTGACCTGAAGCCCCTGCTTGCTGATCTTCCCGGCCTCAACGAAGCAGCGGCGGATATTGCTGGTCGGCATCACCGGTCGCCCGCCCTCACCGTCGGTGTAGAGGCCGCCGAACCATTCCAGCTTCTCGATCGCGCGCCGGTCCTCCTCCGTCTTCTTCCGCTTCGACGTGTAGGTCGCGATCTCCTTCGTGAACGGGTTATCCGGGTCCGCCAGCGCGATGTTGTGGCACAACACGGGGCTGATACCGGTGATCTCCATCTTGATGTCCAACGTTCTCTCCTTTGTTAGGGCATTACGCTTGCGGTCGTTGTCCCTGTGGACTGACCTGCGATGCCATATAGGTCCTTGCCGTGCCATGCATGGCCAAGACTTGCCATGCCTCGCCGTGCGTGGGCGCCGGGGCCTCGAACCCCGATGACTGCCAGTCGCCCAAATCCCTGCCGCGCCGTGCCACGCCGAGCCTTACCGGTCCACGTCTCGCCGGACCTCGCCATGCCTGTCCCCGCCGGAACGTGCCAGGCCTAACCTCGCCGTGCCTCGTGCGTGGGCGTCGAGGGGTCGGACCTCGAACCGTTTCCACTCGCCCTCCAATCCCCTGCCAAACCCAGCGGCGCCAAGCCGAGACTTGCCGCGCCGCGCGGAACCCTGCCCTGCCATGCCCCGTCGCGTAGGCGTCCGAGACTCGAACCCGGATGTGTGCCACTCGCCCTCCCTAGCCATGCCGCTCCTCGCCTTTCCACAACCCGCCTCGCCGAGCCATGCCAAGCCGCGCCTCGCCAAGTCATGGATCCCGTTCGCCGAGCACCGCGTTGTCGTGTTCTCGTGCTGCCACGGGTGTGGCCGGTAGCTGGTGGATCTGGTGTGTTTCGACCCGACCACAGCAGCAGTAGCGGCGACCTTTGTGGTCTCGTACGTCGTCGTCGAACCTGGGCGCGTGGCCGACCGGTGCGGTTTTCATGAGCGGCGCCCCTTCGTTGGTGCGCCCACGGCGGGAGCCTTGACGCGGCACAGTGCCGCGCTGTGCGGTGGTGTGTGGTGGGGCTCCTGCCGTGGGCGGGTCATCAGGCGGCTCTCCGGTCGAACATTTCGTCGGCGTAGGCGTTGCGGCTGGTCCACGGCCGGGCGTCGTACCAGTAGAGGCCGGGCGCCAGGATGATGATGTCGAGTGGCTCGTTGCGTTCGTCTTCGATGAACGGCGCCTGTTCGGCCAGCACGGCAGCGAGGAGTTCCTCACGTGTCACGACGCCACCGCGACGTACTGCCGGCAGCCGCACCGGATGCCGCTCTCCTGGACGACGCAGCCATGGCGTGTCCGCGGCGGCGTGTCGTTGAGGGCGTGGTATGCGATGTCATGCCCGCAGTCGTTGCGAGCACACGGCCGTTTCGGCGGTGGCAGCGTCTGCCCGCACGCCTCGCACCTTGGGGCGGTCATCTAGAACGCACCCTCAATCGCCCAGTCGTTGTCGCGGGTGCGGGTGTCGCCGTCGTCTTCGCAGTCGCACTCGCCAGCAGCGGCGGTGCACCAGTCGCAGGGCCGGCAGTCGCATTGCCATGGGCCGGCGTCGTGGCAGATTGAGCACCGTTCGCAGTTGCAGGTGTTGGGCGCCGTCGCCTTCGCCGTTGTCGGGGTCCGGGAGCCGGCACTCCGGGCAGGTGTAGGCCATCACGCGCCTGCTTCTGCGGTCTCGGGCCAGTCGGTGTCGAAAGTCGGGTCGGCCGGCAGGTTCTTCGCGACTTCCTGCGCCTTCAGGTCGTCGATGACGATCGACACCTCGGCTGGCGTCAGGTCGGACGAGCTGGTGACGGTCCGGTCGAGTAGTTCCGAGATGAACGTCAGCCGGTCGTCGCGGTCGGCGGGCCCGACCTTCCCGAACAGGGCAAACATCAGGTTCTTCTGCTCCTGGGACGGCTTAGGCGCCTCGTCAAACGACGGCTCCTGTTCCGGGGTCGGTTCGATAGCGGCCTTCGGTGCGCGCTGCGCGGTGCGCCGTGCAGGCTTGATCTCGGGCGTCGGGTCAGCACCGCCGAAGGTGTCGTCATCCATCTCCTCGGCCGCGTACGGCATGGCGTAGATAACGTCGGAGGCGATCATGCGGGAGATTTCGCCGGTTGCCCGGTTCAGCAGCATCGTCTGCGGCTGCTTCTTCCACTCGGGGTTCCGGGCGACGGCTCCGAGCTTGGTGGCGCGGTCGATCGTCCAGGTGGATTTCTGCCACTCCTGCTCGCCCTTGCGGCGGCCGCGGATGACACAGCGGGTTTCGGTGGACTCGACAACCTGGATTTCGTGGCCGCGTGACTGGACGAGGCCGCGCATGGCGTGCGCACGCAGGCACGGTGTGCCCTGGACGATGTCCATGGAGCGGAGCGTCGCCATCGGCTTGAGCCCGAGTTCCTGACCGGCGAGGATCGCGGCCGTGATGTCGGCCGGCCGACCCTGCAACGACTTCGGAATGAAGCTCGTCTTGGCCAGCGATTCGGCGACCATCGCCGCCTGCCGGGCTTCGTATGCCCAGAGGACGAGTTCTGAGGTTTCGGCCAGGGCGGGGGCGTAGTCGTCGTCGCGGTGGGCGACGCTGCGGTCTTGGCGCATGGCAAGTTCGGTCACGGTCGTACTGCCTCTCCGATGAGTTGCTTGTTCCGGTCGACGGCCTTCGCCGTCCACGCGATGTGCAGGAAGTCTTTGAAGACGGGTTCGTCGCAGCGGACAGGGATCACGTCGTATCCGTCAGCACGAACCCAGATGGCGTAGCCGGCGTCGACGTCGACCATCGGCGTCTCGGCGCCGCCGTCGAGGTACACCTCGGCGTACCGGTACGCGGACAGTTGGTAGGCGGTTTCGGGCCAGATCCCCGACGCCGACGTTTTGACGTCCATCAGCACCGTGCGGCCGTCGGGCAGGGTGCAGACCAGGTCCAACGTGCCGCAGTAACGCCACTTCCGGCTCCCGACTACGGCCTCTACCAGGACGGGTTCGGGTTTCCACTCGTCCAAGAACTTGACGTACGAGTCGACGTGTCCGGCGAGTTCTTCCGGTACGTCGATCTCTTCGCCGTGGACGAGTTTCTCGGCGAGGGTGTGTACCTCGGTGCCGCGCTTCGCGGCTGTGTCCCGTTTGCCCCACGGGGTTTCCTTGAGCGCGGCGACCATCCCGGAACGTCCGAGTGACCGGAGCGCTTCGAGGGTTTCGTTGTCGGCGTCGGCGACGTATTCGGCTACGGTTCGCGCTGACCAGTACGGCAGCGCAGGCTTGGGCAGGCCTTGATTGATGAGGGTGGTGACACCGGGCACGGTCTCGCCGTCGATCTTGTACGAGTGGCCCTTGCCGTAGTTGCGGCGGCTGATCGTCATTTCGCCTTCTCCTTCTCCCGCTCGACGCTGAAGCTGGCTTCACAGTCGGCCCATGCCGGTAGTGGCAGTCCGTCGACTTCTTCGATTTCGTGTTCCGCGTCGGGTTGGTCGAGCCAGCGGCCGCGGTTGATGCCGTAGCCGGTGACGTGCGCGGGAAGTTGGTTACGAGTCACAGCGCACCGTCCGCGAAGTTGGCGAGCTTCGCGTGGATCGACTGCTGGAAAGCGGCCTGGCGTGTGCGACTACGGATCAGGGTGTTCTCGTCGAGTTCGAGCACGTCGTCCATGACCTGGGGATCACCTCCGACGATGACTTCCACGGTCAGCCGCCGACGGAACAAGCCACGGAGCAGGTCCAACCTGCCTAGATGCACCGTTTGCCGCACGAACGGGTCGTCGATTGGCTGCTGGAATCCGATGAGCCGATGTCCGACTATGGTGGTTACGTGGAACCGTGGCCCGGTCTCGCGGGAGTCGTAGGTTGCCCGGACTGACGGGTGCAGGTCGCCGCTCATGACTCGTCGCCGGTTCTTTGCGCCGGCACCCGCACGGGCTCAAGCTCGGGGACGGTGAATCCGTTCCATGCCCGGTAGGGGTTGCGGATTGCGTCGTCGTCGTAGGAGGGCAGCATCCAGGTTTGGGTGTGTCCGGCGACGGTGGGGTTGACCTGCCGGTATTCGGCGGTGAGCCCGTCGAACAGCAGCGGCGGCAGCGCGTCGTCGGCCAGGTGCGACTCGGGTTTCGGGATTTCGTCGAAGCCGACCCTGGCGAACGCGCGGATCACGTCGAGTGTGTCTTTCGCAGCGGTGATCTCGTCGACCGTCCACGGGTCGGCGTCGGCCCACGGGTCGGCCGGCGGCTGCTCGGGCTCGAAGAAGCCACCCAGGTCAGTGGTGGTGTCCTGTTCGGCGGGTTTCTGGTTGCGTCCTTCCCGTCGGTCGAGGAACGCGTGCAGGCCGAGGGTGAGTGCACCGCCGACGCTGCCGATGGTGGCGATGGCGCCGAGGGTGTACCAGACATATGTGGCGTTCATAGCCCGCGCACCCACCGCTCATACCGGGCTGCGTCAGCAATGACCTTTGATGCGCTGCGGCGACGGAACCAACCGCCGCGGGCATTGATCGCCCATGCGAGCGCGTGTTGCCGGACCAATTCGCGGGGCGGCACCTTCGCGGAATCCTCAACCTGAATTGCGCGTTCGGCTGCGGCCGCCACCCGTTCGATCGCCTGCGCGTTCGGCTGAAGCTGCATCCCGAGTCCGGTGGCGATGCCGTCGCTGTAGACGGTGCGCATTTCTAGCGCGGTGTAGGTCTCGTTGTCGGTCATCGGTCGGTCTCCTCTTTCTGATTCATGTCGTTCCAGAACTCGTCGGTCCAAAGGTGGAAGTCCTGGTCGTGGGCTTGGTCGGCGATGTGGATGGCGCAGTCGGCGTACTCGTCGCCGTCGCCGCGGGTCGCGCGGGCGTAGTCACGCTGGCCGCTGCTGAGCCATAGGGCGGCTGCGACGAGGAGGCAGATACCGGCTAGGCCCCAGGCGATCGTCGCGACGGCGTTCACGGGGTCACCCCGGAGAGTCGCTTGACTGCCGAGATTGCGATCGGTTGCGATGCGATCCACCAGTGCGCGGGCAGGGCGCCGTCAGCGAATTCGAGCTGGCGGCGAGTCCATGGCGGTAAGAGCCGCGCGTAGCGGGTCCAGCGGACGCAGTTCCAGTACTCGGTCTCGCTGACCTGCACGCGGTAGTCGGTCCGGTCGCAGTTGAGCGTGTGCGAGGTGAGGCCAAGTGCGGCGCGGTCGGGCCACTCCATGTCGGTCAGCCAGACGAGCGGCATCCCGTCGAGAATCGGTTGCGGGTGAGGCTTGAGCAGGCCGTCTCGTTCGATGAGCGGCGCAGCGTCGCGGCAGGTGTAGTGGTAGAGGTTCACGACGTCGCCGGCCAGGTGACGATGCAGCGGTCGCCGTCGGTGCGGGTCGCATACCGGTAGACGAGCAGGCCGTCGGACCATTGGTCGGCCTGCCGCTCGGTGAACACGGCGATCCCGTCGGTGTGCCAGTCCAACGCCTCCGTCTCGCTGGTGGCGTCGATGACGGGGGTGTCGATGGGTAGGCTGCGAACCTTCGGCTCGGCCATGAACCCGGACCAGGCGAGTTCGGTGTGGAGCTGCTGCGTGAACTTGTCGAGGTCACGGATTTCGTGGGTGAACGCGAGAGTCACGACGACACCGCCGGGTGGACGAGCTCGTCGCCGGCCAGCGCGTTGCAGCGCTCGCAGCGCTCCCCGTCACCGATGGGTGCGTGGTCTTCCGCTAGGCATTCCCAGCAGATGGCGACCGCGTCGGTGACGTACCAGTCGTATTCCTTGGCGTCCTCGCGTGCATCGGCGGCGCTGTCGAAGTGTTCGGTACCGCCGTCGTCGTCGAGGGTTTCGCGGCAGATGTCGCAGGCGATGCTGAAACACGCGTGCTCTTGAATGCTCATCGTTGGGTCTCCTTGGCTGCGGGCATCGGGGTGCAGTAGCTGACGGCCAGGTAGGCGGGGAGCAGGATCGCCAGCAGCAGTGACCCCTCCAGCTCGTCGGCATATGCGGGCACGTAGAGGGCTGCGGCGATGCAGATGCAGCCGGCGGCGACCAGGACGATGAGCGCGGCCGACACGATTCGTTCCCGGCTCATGACCGGGCCTCACGGAACGCGTCGCGGACCTTGGCGTGGGCGCGGGTCAAGATGCCCCGCTCGCGGCCGTTGATGAAGCTGTACTTCTTGACGTCGAACAGGGCGCGCTCGACCAGCTCGGCCTCGGCCCGGGTGAGGTAGACGGCCACCGGCGCACGGTCGCGTTCCCGGCTCATTTGGTCACGCTCACCAGGTCGTCCGAACACAACGGACACCCACGGCTCGGCGACAACACCCGCACCTGCGTGTGGTCGATCGGTGCCGGCGGCAGTGGGTGGCGGAACGCCTCACTGGCGTCGAGCGCCGCATGGAACCAGGTCCGGGACGCGACGAACTCGGGAGTCATCCCGTTGTTGAGGAGGGCGACGGCGGCGCGGGCGGCCACCAGGTACACGTCCGGCAGTGGGGCGGTCATGACTGCACCGCCAGGTCCCGCGCGAACCGGTCAACCTCAGCCTCGACGCGCAGCGCACGCACCTTGCACTTCGCCGTCCCGCCGGGGATCGGCCGAACATCCGCAACATCCGCCGTGCAACGGAGCCAACGCGTCGCCGACAAGTGATAGTCGGATGCCTGGCCCGGGGTTGGCGAAAGGTGAAGGCCGCCGCCGCATTCGTTGTCGTCGCGCCAGTCGACGCACACCAGGTCCGCGCCGACGGTGTAGGTGGTGGGGTGGCCGTATTCCTCACCCATGGTCAGGTCGTCACCGGTCGCTTTGTACAGGGTGACGCGACCGTCGTCGATGTTGGCGCCGGTGTATCCGATCCACGTCGCCGGGTCCGTTAGGTCAAGCTCGGTGATGTCGATAATGACGCCGCCGCTGATCGTGGCCTGCGCGCTGTGTAGGTGGACTGCGACGTGGCTTCCAGCCCGGACGGTGGCCGAGCCGTACGCCTCGACGGTGGCCGAGCCGGACGCCCGGACGGTGGCCGAGCCGGACGCCTCGACGGTGGCCGAGCCGTACGCCTCGACGGTGGCCGAGCCGTACGCCCTGACGGTGGCCGAGCCGTACGCCTCGACGGTGGCCGAGCCGCACGCCCGGACGGTGGCCGAGCCGTACGCCTCGACGGTGGCCGAGCCGGACGCCCGGACGGTGGCCGAGCCG